TTACAATAATTTTTAAAACTTCTATTCTTGGTTCATATGTTTGAATTACAGATAAAATCTCATCACCTATAGCTCTGGCATAAACATCGTTTAATGGTAAGAACAAATATTGATCTAAGGAGCAACCAAATACAGGATTTAATATTTTTTGACCTTTTCTGGTTGTTAAAATATTTCTAATTGAATTTTTTATAGCATTTATATCTGTATCTATAGCTAAATCTGTTGAATTAACAGGATTGGTGCCAATGCCTATTGATCTGTTTATATTTAAATCTAAATGCAAATCAGTATAAACGCTTTCTTCTTGTTTCACTCGTTGAGTGTAATCTTGAACCTTAAAGTTCGTTTGTTTTGGTTTTACAAAATTATTTAAATCTATTAGTGCCACAATAATATTTATTGTTTTTGATTAACTTTAGACTAAATATTAGTAAAGCCATGTCAAAGTTTAAAAAGTTTAATACATTATTAGAAACCGCATTTTCTCATTATTCAAATGGTGGATTTCGTGAAGGTACTCCCGTAAAAATAAAAAAGAGTTTTTTATCTACGGAATATTGTAAAAAGCATTATATCAATGATGAATCTTTCATCAACTGGTTAACGGATTTAATAGAAAGAGAATATTTTTTCTTTATAAAAAGAGTAGTTGGACATGGTTCAATGCAAAATGTAAAAGACTCAAATGATAACGAAGGTGCAGGAGATGTATTTTTAATTTTAAAAATGGATCCAAGATCAGTTTCGATGCCAACTGAATTGGCTGAGTTTACAGTGCCCGGCGATTTTAACCATATTGAAGTTTTAAATTTTGGTGTTAATTTACCACCAGTACAAAGTGTTCCAAATAATTACGAAACTCCAATTGGTACAAAACCAGAACCAGTTACAATTAATATAAATTTAGGTAATCAACCAACTGACAATTCATTACCTAAAACAAATACTAAGATTTAAAGTGTTTTTTTGATATTCAAAATCAAACAGAACATATTAATTTCATGATCTATTACTAGGTTATCCCTATACATATGTTCGCCTATTTCCAATAAAACGCTTTTCTTTTTTTCGTCTTTTACTAAATCTGTTAAAAAAAACAGTTCAAATAATTCTCTCATCAAGCTTTGATAATTAGATCCAAATGTTTTTTCACTTTCTATTATCAATTTTCTAATTTCAACATCTGATGTTTTTTTAATTAAATTATCAAAAACTGTTTGTGCAAAGTTTTTTACTTTATCGGTTCCATTTATTACTAAAGAACCAGTTATTGAAAACATTTGCAAATCATTTATTATTCTCCTCATATCGGGGAAATTATTCTCTATATAGGTTAATAATTTTTCTTTTTGATTATCTTCTACTTTTACATTTTCACTTTTTAATATAAAACAAACTCTCTTGATAACATCATCCAATTCCGGTAAAACATTAAAAAGTAAACATCTCGAACACAGGGGTTCTATAATTCTGTTTATATAATTAGCGGTCAATATGAACCTTGTGGTTGATGCATATTCTTCCATTACATTTCTCAGTATGCGTTGGGAATCCACAGATAGACCGTCAGCTTCATCTAAAATTATAACTTTCTTTTTACCATCAAATGAAGACGTTTGTGAAAAAGATATAACTTTATTTCTTATGGTGTCTACCCCATTTTCATCTGATGCGTTTATATATAAATATTGACATTTTAAAACGTCATTTACCAAAATCTTTGATAAAGCGGTTTTACCAATACCCGGACTTCCATGAAAAAGCATATGGGGGGTGTCGTCGTTTATCTTTGAAAAGAAATTTCTGTTATCTTTTGATAAGACGATGTCCTGTATTGTTTTCGGTGAATATTTATTCACCCATAAATCTCTATACTTATTCATTTTCTCTTTAGTGTACACCAAAGAGGAATAATATCAAGATTATTCAACCAAAAGCTCATTGCCGTTAAACTGAGCTTTTGTCTCGTTTACGCTAGAGCCTTGTGTTTTAACCCCACTGTTGCTTTTTAGCCAATCCATTAACGGTTGAATGTTTTCGGTTGAAATATAAAATGTACCATACCCTTGAATAATTACTTGTGTCATGATAAATATATTTAGTAAGTAATTAATATTTTCAACACTATGGATAGCGAAATCGATTCAATAATACAAGAACTTAAAGCGGATGAAATTTCTACCGCACAAAATAAATCAATTGTGAAAATTGATGAGAAGATAGAAGACCATTTAACCGATCAAAATGTAAATGAATATGTTTATAGGAAATCATCAGAACTTGTAGAATCAACTTTAAGTGCTGTCAATTCATTAAAAGATACAGTATTAACTGGTAATGATCCAAAAGAAATATCAGCATTATCACAGTTAATTAACTCTGCCACAAAAGCATTGGATCAGCTTAATAAAATAAATTTACAAAATAAACAAAACAATAATAATTTGCAAATGAAGAAAATGGAAATTGAATCAAATTCTCATTTATCTAAAATGAACCCACAAACAAATAATATTGTGATTGCAACGAGGGATGAGATAATGGAACGTATTTTTGATAAATCCGGTAAAAGGGAAAAATTACAAATCATAGATACCGAAATTACTAAATAATTTTTTTAATTTATATATTTTAAAATTTATAACTAAAATGAGAAAACCCATTAATATTTCTATTAATGGGTTTTCTTTTGATTGTGCTACGAACTACACTTATATTATAGGTATAGACGACCGTTGTCTTGAGCAACATTTGCGGTTCCTAGACCAGATACAATGATAGTATGGTAGTATAGATTTGCGCCAAAGATATGATCAACAACGCCGTAACGAGTCATAAGACCAACTCTTGGAGAGAAGTCGTTAGGACCGATTGTGCGCTGAATCATAACTGGGATGTATGGGCAATATACAATACCTGTATCATAGTATTCTGTTCCTTTGTAACCTAATAATGCGTATTCAAGGGCAGAATTTCTTTGTCCTGCAAGATACTGTGCATCGGTACGAGTGTCGCGGTAAACGGTGAAACGTCCACCCAATGTTCCAACTTTGGCAACGCCTGTTGGTTGAGTGTTAATATTTCCGTTTACTGGCATCCACTGAAACTCTGGCAACATTTCAAGGATTGAGCAAACGCGAGGAGTAGCGATAATAAAATTAGCACTACCACGGCGGTTGCGAATTGCGATGCGGTTAGCTTCAACAATTACCTTGCTATAGAAGTCGCGGTTTCTCTCACCAAGCCAACGTGCGTCAGCTGATTGAGCATACCAAAACGAGTATCCATTTCCTTTTTGTGCATTGAGACAGACTTGGATCATTCTCATAACCATTTCACGGTCGATTTCGGCTTGAATTTCATAGCTCATCGCGTTTGTTAATTCAGAGTCAATATCTAATCCGTTCATGTTTTTCAAGTCTTGTTCAAGTTCAACAGACCAGCGAGCGGCGAGGCGGCGTGTGCCAGCTTCGACGGCTGTTTTGCTGAATTCTACAGTGACTTGAGGAATGTTACCTGTTAACTCGAAATCTTTAAGGATAGCTGCAACGCCTTGATCGGGTCCGATGAAGGATCCGAAATCATTGTTTCCTGAAAGGAATGTTGAGCTAGTGCCTGTAAAGCGAGTATCCAAGTATTGATAGCCTAGTTCAGAGCCGTCTGATGGAAAGCGATCATTACCAGCACCAGTTGTGACTTTGCCAGCTGAATAACCGTCGATACCATTAGCTCCAAGACTATCTGCCTCATAGCGATAACGCAATGCAAATGCTAGTCCGACTGGGCCGCTCATTGGCTGTACGCCGACGATCTCGTTAGTGATAAGCTCAGGGAAAGTACGGCGTACCATTGGGATAAGAATCTTAGGTAAGCGGCTGTCGCCTGTTGCATATCTATCTCCTGATGTAACCGATCCGGGTGGGTTATAAAGTCCATTAGAACCTAATGCACTAGATGAAGAATTTTCTTCAACACACCATCTTTCTTGGTTTTCCATCAGGATAGCGGTTGTGAGACGAGCATGTTCGTTTTCGATTGGACTTACCTTATCGGAAGAGTAATCGAGAACTGGTGCCCATTTTTCAACCAACTGTTGAGCGCGGGAACGGTCAATATAGCCTGTGGCTGGATTAACGTTTTTCATTTGTTTGTTCTCCTATGGATAGAATACAGATTGAAAGGAATTACTTCCTTTTCAATTCATTCAGATATTCGCTAATATGAACATCGCGTTCATTATTATCTGTGGCAAAGGATTCGTTTACAACTGAAACTGGAAGAGATTTAACATCACGACTAAAAGCCTTGTGTTTTGCTTCTTCAACAAGTTCAGCGGCTGTTTCCTCCTCGCCACGCTCGAACATCTCAACAACATAGTTAAAATTCTCTAAAATATAAGAACTATCTTTGTCGTTCAATAACTTAAAAATAAAGTCTTTTTTGGATGAAGCCATTCCACTTGTTTTTTCTTGTAATAACAACTTGGCTTCAGCACCATTTATTTTTTCCAAAAGAGTTTCGTTCTCTTTATATGATTCGTTTAATTTTGTATTAAGCTCATCAATTTTTTCTTTTCCGATCATGATTGATTCTTTAACACTGGAATCAACATAATCTTTATCAAATCCTACCAACTCGCGGATGGTATCTAATTTCTTACGAGCATGTATATTTTTTACAGCTTCTTCCAATTGATCTTTTGGTAAAACTTTATCGAGATACAAATCAAGATAATTACTCATTTCATTGATTATATTTTTAGAAAAATTTTCTGCTTTTTCGTTCAATGCCTTTTTGTAAAAAGAAGCAACCTTGTTTAATTTATCGGCATGATTTTCAGTAATAGCATTTACAACTTCTTGTAATTTTGAAGAATGATCATTGTCGATTGCTTCTAATAATTTTTCCAATTTAGCAGCGTGTTCTTCGTCTTGATTAGATAAAGCATTTTCAACTTGTAATTTTAATCTAGATTCAACCTTTTCGTTGACTGCATTTTCAAATGCCTCACTAATAGCTTTAGCAGTTTCCTCGTTTATGATGTTTTCATCTATTTGTTTTAGGATTTCGGAAAAATTACTCATATCGTATATTATTATTTATCTTTAAATGTTACAAATTAATAAATTTTTTTTATTTTTTATGTTCGCATTCGTCACAACCACAATCGCATGTTTTTTTGCTTTTTGGTTTATCCAAATCTTTTTTAATTTTTTTGATTTTGGATTTAATTTTTTCTGCAACTAAAAATTCTAAAGTAGAATATGCATTGGCGTAATTTTTTTCACAGATTTGTGTGATTAATTTTGAAGATAATTTTTGCAATTCCATATTTATTATATTATTATTTACTCTTTTGATGTACAAATTAAAGCATTTTTAATGCATTAATAAAATTAATAAATTGTTCTTTCAAGTATGCGTCTTTGTTTTTAAGTGGCAATCTTGAAATAGCTTTTTCAAATTTTTCATAAACTGGCTCAAATGCACCATCATCCAATAAAACCCATTGTTTTGATTCTAATATGCCATTTACAAATGCAGTTGGTACAGATGGATCAGCTACTACGTCAATTGCAACCAATCTAAAATCTGAGACATGACCATATCCATTTTTGGTTTCAACTTTACCCAATGCTCTTGAAGAGACACCAAGCTTAACTCCATCCATAATTAAAGAACGAACAACTTGACCCATTGGAGTTGATAAAATTTTGGATTTGCCTTCAAAAATATTTCCATCTTGTTTTAAAGACGTAACTATATGACAAGCTCTTTCCAAATTAACTTCTGGTGTACTTGGATGATTTAATTCACCTGTTGCTCTATTGTTTATAACCATTTCAGAAGAATATCGGTTAACCTCTTCGACCATTTGCTGCAAGGGATAAATTCTATTATTTCTATTTGGTTTATCTGCCATTAAAAATGGTCCTTGTATGAACATGTTAGATGGAGCATTTCTATTTTTTTCTTCTACTAAATATTTTAATTCATAATTTGGCGACTCGACCAATAGATTATAAGCATTACTCATATATTACTATTACTTACATTACACTTAATCATTTTAAAGCCTTTTCATTAAGAATTAAAAATATATAATTTTTTTGAGCCGCCCATTTTTTCGCACATTCCCATTTTGCTAAGTTTATAGCATATTGAGTATTTTCATAAATTATAGTTGATTGTTTTTTTCTTTTTGAAATTGTTGGCGGTAATGTTTGTTTTTCGGGTTTTACTTCTATTAAAAGTTTTTTTATTGTCCCGTCTCTTGATTTTAATTCAGCCACCAAATCAACAAAATATCTATGCATTCTTCCATCTATGGGGGATTTATATGGTATTATTACGCTTTCACTTCCCCATGAAATAATATTTGGATTTTTATCCAAGTATCTAAATGCAGTAAGTTCTAATGACGATCTGTATATTATAGGAAAAGAACCTCTATACTTGTCTTTGTTTATTAAATTATATTTACCTTGGCTGAAATTTTTATTTTTTTTACCAAAGAATTTTGACATTAAAATAAATTATCCAACGAAAAATTTTGGAGGAGTTAAATCGGTTCCGGATGTCGTAATTTCTTTTTCCAATTCATCTTTTTCCTTTTCACCCTGTCTCAATAAATCTGCACCATTTACAGTTTGACCTCCGAATAAATTAGAACCTGCATATTTTCCTCTTATATGTCCTACTGCGATTTTAGTTAGAGCCGTAACGTAACGATAAACCCATAGTTGTGAAACAAGATCTTTAATTGGTTTTTGTACATAACATCCAATCAAACCATAATATGTAGTAGCTTTTGATGGTTCTGGAATTAATTTCATTAATTGTGTTTCCGGTTCAAATCTAACGTATGGCATTAATGCAAGCATTTTTTCTCTAGTTTCTAACCAATTTTTAAGCGTATGCCATGTTATTAAATCATACCCAACATTACCTAATAAATGTCCAAAATATGCTTGTTGTGCGATGGTATGTTCTATTGTGAATAATGTATTAACCCCTGAATTATTTCCTTCATTGAATGAAAAAACATCAACTACTTTTCTATAATTATCCATGTCAAAATCATATCCCGCATTTGATGTTGTATTATTTAAATCATTGGAATTATTTAATTCCGGAGTTTGGCTGAATAGTTTATCTAATCTCAAACCAACACCAGATGTATATAAATCCGATTTAAAAATTAGATATTCTTCTGTATGTCCTGTAAATTTAGTAAACCATTCAAGTGCAATGTCAATGAATTCGTACATTTGTTCGCTACTAACTTCTATTTGAATTAATGGCTCTCCTAATGTTCTTCGCACTCTTTGTGCTAAATGATCATAACTTTTAATTTTAGAATTAAAAGTAGTGCTTCCATGAAAGGAATTTGGTAAAACTGGTTGATCTGGATATGGCATTTTAATTGATTCTATATGTTTGGAATGTGGTTGATGATAGTTTTCTAATTCTAAACGTTGCAGATGTACCAATTGCAACTATATTATTACCCGTTGCTGTCGCTGGTCCGCCGGGTGCGGCTACTCCAGTTCCACCCGCTAATGTAACCGCTCCAGCAGATGTTCCATAATTTATTATATTAAAATCAAATGCACCATTTATTGGTAAATTAACATCAAAAACGGAAGATGCGGGAAGGGTTAATGTTAATGCTGTTGTTGCTGTACATGTTATAATTTTAGACTGCAAATGTATTAATGATAAAGTGGTTGAAGTAGTAAAGTTTGAAGGGGTTGGTTGTAATTGTAAATATGTTCCATTTACAACAACATTTCCTTGTGAGCTTAAATTGTTCACATATGTATATGATGGAACGCTTGTTGTTATATTAGAACCTAATATAAATGTATTACAATGGTTGGTGGTATTAAGATAACCACCCAATATAGAAGAATTAGCCCCAGAGGCAATATTGCAACAACCGCCAGCTACATTCGAATAAATTGCAGAGGCTGTATTACAAGAACCACCCGCTATAGTCGAACCAGTAGAACAAGATACATTAAAACAACCACCAGCTACAATTGAATATTTTCCAGTAGCTGTATTACAAGAACCACCCGCTACCTGTGAATAATCCCCAGAAGCTGTATTACAAGAACCACCCGCTACCTGTGAATAATTTCCAGAAGCTGAATTCCATGAACCACCAGCTACGTTTGAACCCAAGCTACATGCACGGTTAAAATAACCACCAGCTACGTTCGAAAAACACACATTAGCACGATTACTTAAACCACCAGCTACATTTGAATAAGTTCCAGACGCTGTATTCAATGAACCACCAGCTACGTTTGAAAAACCCCCATAAAATGCACAAGAACAACCAGCTACATTACAATAACCACCACTTACCGTTGAATGACATCCACAAGCTCTATTGGCATAACCACCAGCTACGTTTGAAAAAACACAAAAAGCATAATTACTGCAACCACCATTTACATTTGAATATTCTCCGCAGGTCAGATTATATATACCACCAGATATGTTTGACGTAATTCCATAAGCGATATTACAATAACCGCCACCTATACTGGAACAACTCCCAGTACCACAAACAAGATTGCCACTACCTCCAGATATAGACGAGTTACTACCAAGAGCTGTATTATTATAACCACCACTTACCGTTGAATGACATCCACAAGCAGTATTATAGAATCCACCAGCTACGTTTGAAAAACACACATTAGCTGTATTACGGCGACCGCCAGCTACGTTTGAATAACATGCAGAAGCTGAATTGCATAAACCACCAGCTACGTTTGAATATTTTCCATAAGCTGTATTACGGCAACCACCAGCTACCTGTGAATAATTTCCAGAAGCTGTATTACAGTAACCACCAGCTACGTTTGAATAACATGCAGAAGCAGTATTATTGAGTCCACCAGCTACGTTTGAACCCAAGCTACATGCACGGTTAAAATAACCACCAGCTACGTTTGAATAACATGCAGAAGCTGAATTGCATAAACCACCAGCTACGTTTGAATATTTTCCA